AGACGACTTGCAGCGGTCAAGCGTTCCTGCCGCTGGCAGCACTATCGAGTACAAACTCGATGTCAGTGGACAGACGGTGGAAGCTGAGATCGCCTCCACCCATGGAAGCGATAGATTACGCGGCTTCGTATACGCGAGCGAGTACGGATCGCCGACGGTCGCTCCTGCGGGATATGCGGCGTCTGCTCTGCAACGGAACGCAGCCGACCTTGAGCGAGGGTTGACGATCGCTGCTGAACGGGCCATCGAGCGGGCGTTGGGGCGATGATCCGCGCTCATAAGCAAGCAATCCTCGAACGTCTGCGCGCCGACTCGATTCTCACGTCGTCGACGTTCGACGGCGTAGTGACGGGTAAGCCGACACGGTATTGCAACGTCTACATGAACAGCGGCGCCCGTGATTCGTACACGTTGACTGCTGAGCAGGCACAGGCGACGTTCTCGTTCACGATCCATTCGGTGGGGTCTACGCCGGAGCAGGCGCAGGCGGTCGCTGAGCGGGTTTTCGCGCAGCTGTTGGACTTCCGGCCGACTGTTCCGGGTCGTAGCTGTTGGCGGGTCCGGCATGAGGCGTCGCAGCCGTTGCAGGTGGATCGGGATGTGGATCCGTGGCTCTGGTTTTGCGTGGACGTTTTCGACCTCACTTCAGTCCCGGCGTAGGGGCATCAACCGTTAGGAGACAGTCATGGCTGCTGAGAAGCCTGTTGAGAAGCCGTTCGTTCGCGTGACGGACGGGGAAACCGGACACGAGTTCGACATTCACCGCGATTCTCTCGCGAGGGACAAGGGCCGGTACACGCCTGTGAAGGACGTCACGGATTCGTGGACTGCACGTCCGGCGAAACCCGCCGAACCCAAGACTTCGCGCGCTAAGGCGAGCGAGACCGCCAACTCCTGACGGACGCGGCAAACACTTCATCCATCTCCGTGGGCACGGATAGCAAGGAGAAATACTCATGGCGCTCCCCGCATCTGTGCCGGTAGACGGCACCCGCAGGGTCATTTTCATCCCCACCGCAGCGGACATCCGCGCGGTGACCGCAACTGAGGCGAACGCTGGCGTGCACCTGGCGTCGTACATCGCCGGCGGTGACGCGTGGACACCTGGCGGTGACCAGGCCACCATCCCGGACCCTCGCCTTTCCTCTTCGCAGGACTTCGAGCAGCCCGGACGTAAGACGAAGACTCTCTCGATCCGGTACACGTACAACCTCAACTCTGAGGAAGACGATGTGGCCCGTCTGACGCTCGCTGAGGGCACGGTCGGGTATCTCCTGAACGTGCTTCAGAAGCCGGAGCTCGACGGGGACACGATCACGGCCGACGACTGGTATGAGGCGTGGCCGGTCAAGGCTGGCGAGCCGATGGTTGTCCCGTCTGAGGCGAACGCGGTCGACCGGATCGACCAGAAGATGTTCGTCACTGGACCGGTCGAGAAGTTCCGTCAGTTCGTCTGATAGGCCCCGTTCCCCCTGCTGTGTGCCCGCGGGGTGGGGGGAACGGTTCATCTTCCGTGGGCTACACCGTGGGGTAGAAGAATGACGTCTCTTGACGATCTGTTGGCAGTGAAGAAGTTCCCGACGCAGGACGTGACGTTCTGCATGGATGCGGGACTGGAAGCTGCGCGTGATGCGGCGATGAAGGATCTCAATCGTGCCGTCTCTGCTGAGAAAAACGATCCGCGACTGACCGCGGCGCCGGGTAGGGCTGAACGGGCTCGGGTCGCCGAGATCGAAGCGGAGATGAAAGACAAGTCCGTCACGATCCGCTTCACCGGAGTGTCTTTCGGGAAGTACAACGAGTTCCTCCGCCGTAACCCTGCCCGGAAGGGTAAGGAGCGGGTGGAGACGTACAACCCGGAGACATTCTTCATGTACGTCGCCCGCGAGACCGGGAAGTTCGTCGACTCCACCGGTGGCGAGCATGACATCACCAAAGACCAGTGGGACAAGATCGAAGCAGGCCTGACCGACGGCCAGCACGACCGCCTCGCTCAAGCGATCCACAACGTGAACCGGGTTGCTGGGACTAAGGGCGTCGATTTTTTGTCCAGCAACTCGCCGGTGACCCCCGACTCCGGCGAGACCTCCGAGTAGCCCAAAAGTACGGGATCACTCTCAAGGAGTTCCACGGCTGGACAGCCCGCGAAACTCACCGGCCCATCACTGACGATTCCGGGCAGACGTCGTTCATCGTCGAGCGGGAATCGGCTTGGGATGAGGAACAGTACGAGCTCGCAGTCGCGCTCGAGGAGTACGAAGAGACCCTGAATCCTCTCGGGATCCCGATCGACGAGGCCACGTCGCCGCTAGCCGATCCGGGTAACCCGGAGCACACGTACGAGTATCGGGCGAAACCGGTCCGTGACTGGTCCGAGTACGTGCTCGAAACGGAGCAGGCGAAACCGGAGTGGTCGGGGAAGAACTACCTCAGGTCACGCCGGTGGACCGTGCAGCGGATCGACCTTTAGAACTCGTCGGCAGCTTTGAAGGCCACGGTCGGTTCGCCGTTCGGGAGGATGTTCGAGGCGCACTGCCAGTGTTCGGTGCTGTCGAAGCGGAAGTCGAACATGTAGAAGGCGACCACGTTCCCGCTTTCTTCGACCTCTTCGCTCTTTCGTTCCAGTTCCATCTGGTTTAGCAGCTCGTCGCTGCTGCGTCCGGATACCCCGACGCCTTCTTCGATGCACTCGCGTTCAGCGTTCGCGCGGGTGTCGTCCCAGTTAGGCGTGCTCGAGCAGCCCGCAAGCGCGACAACGGCTAGCCCAGAAAACGCGGCCTTCAGCAACTTCATAGCACCGACCTTAACCGGCGATCCGGTTCTTCGCTGTACCCCATCTGGAGGTGATTCCCATCGCCGACAGGACGGTACGTGTCACATTGCTCGCCCAGGCGAGCGGCTATATCCAGCAGATCGAGCAGGCGTCTAAGAAGACCCGCGAGCTCGGGTCTGAGGCAGAAAAGCTCGCGCAGAAGAAGCAGTCATACGACATTCTCGGCCGTTCTGCCCTCGCGTTTGGTGCTGCGGCTGCGGCTGCTGTCGCGTTGTCGGTGTCGAAGTTCTCTGATTTCGATGCGCAGATGTCGTCGGTTCAGGCGGCAACGCACGAGTCCGCAGCTTCGATGGATCTTCTCCGTGACGCTGCGATCGAGGCTGGCGCTTCCACCGTGTTCAGTGCCACCGACTCGGCGCAGGCGATCGAGGAGATGGCTAAGGCGGGTGTCGCTACTGCCGACATCCTCGGCGGGGGCCTGTCGGGTGCGCTCGATCTAGCTTCGGCGGGTGAACTTGAGGTCGGTAGGGCTGCGGAGATCGCGGCCACGGCGCTGACTCAGTTCAAGCTTGAGGGCTCTGACATTCCTCACGTCGCGGATCTTCTCGCGGCTGGTGCCGGTAAGGCGCAGGGTTCTGTTGAGGATCTGTCGCAGGCCCTCAACCAGGGTGGACTGATCGCCTCGCAGACGGGTCTGACGATTGAGGAGACGACGGGGACCCTTGCGGCGTTCGCGTCTGCTGGTCTGGTCGGGTCGGATGCTGGTACGTCGTTCAAGACGATGTTGCAGCGTCTCACTCCGCAGTCGAAAGAGGCTGCGAAGGAGATGGAGGCCCTCGGGATCTCCGCCTATGACGCGAACGGCGAGTTCGTCGGCATGGAGAAGTTCGCGGGCATCCTCCAAAACGGACTCAAGGACCTCACCGACGAGCAGCGCAACGCGTCGCTCGGGATCATGTTCGGTTCTGACGCTGTCCGTGCTGCGGGTGTCATCTACGAGCAGGGCGCGGAGGGTGTCGCCGATTGGATTGATCAGGTCGACGACTCCGGATATGCGGCCGAGACCGCGCGGATCAAGCTCGACAACCTTCAGGGCGACATTGAGGCGCTCGGTGGCGCATTCGACACTGCCCTCATCGGTGCCGGTTCGGGCGCCAACGATGTCCTCAGACTCTTAACTCAGACCGCGACGACCGCGGTTGATGCTTTCAACGACATGCCTGCCGGTGCTCAAGGCGCCGCGCTGGGGATCACGAGTGTGGCGGGTGCCGCATCGCTCGGTGTCGGCGCGTTTTTCACACTGGTCCCGAAGGTGGCGGAGTTCAAGTCCGCGCTCGAGACGATGGGGCCGACAGCTCAGCGGGCCAGTTCAGCGGTCGGGAAGATCGCTAAGGGTCTCGGTGGCCTCGCCGTAATCGGAACCGCCGTAGCTCTTCTTGAGACGTGGGATCAGGCGGTCGACGCTTCGATCCAGTCGAACGAGGAACTCGCTAACGCTCTCGCTGTCTCAAACGATGCCGCTGAACTGTTCTCGAAGACTCTCGTCAACAAGGGTGGTCTGGCGTTCCCTGACCCGAAGCCGTTCATTGACGACATCAGCGAACTGGGCACACAGCTCGATCAGGTGTCGAAGTACAGCGGCACTTGGGGCGAAGTGATGCTGATCGCTACCACGAACTCGAAGCGTGAAGTCGACAGCTTCAAAGAGGGCTGGCGGAGTCTCGGCGCGCAGATCGCTGGCACGGTCGCGTCCGGTGAGGGCATCACATGGTTGCAGTCGATCGCTGAGGAAGGGAACCTCACCGACGATCAACTGTGGACCCTCATCGAGAGTTCCGACGAGCTGAAGGCTGCTCTCACAAACCAGGCAACGGAAGCAGGTCTGACGGCTGACCAGGAGGGCATCCTCGCTCTCGTCCTCGGTGACACGGCTCTCGCATCTGCGGAGGCTCAGGCGGCCTCAGAGCAGAACGCAGCTGTTCTCGCCGAGTTGGCCGGCCAAGCGCAGACAACCCAAGTTGACATTGAAGGTCTCGCGGCGACGATCCGCGGGTTCGCGTCCGGTGAGCTGGACGCTCGCGCCGCTGCCCGCGAGTTCGAGACAGCTCTCGACGACCTAGCCGACTCGGTCGCAGCGAACGGGACAACACTCGACATCAGCACTGAGCAGGGGCGCGCTAACGAAGCCGCCCTCGACGATATTGCGCAGGCGTCGAAGGAAGTCGCCGCGGCAACTCTCGAGCGTGGCGGGACCGAAGAAGAGGCCCGCGCGGCTGTGCAGCGTGGACGTGAAGAGCTGATCAAATCGCTTGAACAGTTCGGGATCACCGGCACCGCGGCGGACGAGTACGCGGACAAGCTGGGTCTGATCCCGGAGAATATTGTGACGGCGATCGTCGCGAACACGGACCCGGCGCAGGCCGCGATCGACAGTTTCATCTCCTACAACTCGGGTCTCAGGGTCGGTGTCGCTGTCGACGGGATCCAAGGCTATTCAGGCGCCGGCGGTATCACTCGCGCTACAGGCGGCATCCTCCCCGGCCCGCCGTCATCGACGGACAACATGCTGATCCATGCAGCGTCTGGTGAGTATGTGGTGAACGCCCGTCAGACGTCCGCGAACCGTGGCCTGCTTGAGGCGATCAACTCGGGTAGCGGCTCGATCCGCGGCTACGCGGACGGCGGCCTCGTGAAGGACCGTGTTCAGTACGTCAGCGGTGGTGCTGGCAGCAGTCCCAGCGTGTCCGCGGGCCGCGCCCCGGTTGCGGTGAATATCGCGTTCACGGATGGGATGCAGTGGCTGGGCCAGTTCGTGAAGGCTGAGATCGCCTACTCGGACGGGTCGAAAGAGATGCAGACGAGGGGCGGAGTGATCGTATGACCGTCACGCTCGTAGCTCATCCTGACGGGTCCCCTGCCCCGTACGTCGATGTGTATGCTGACGGGTTCCCTGCCGGTGCGGAGTCGTTGACGGTGTGGCGGACTGTGGAGGGGCGCCAGTTCAAGGTTCGTGGTCTGGTCGATGTTGATGCGGCTGCCGGTGCGGTGACGATCCTCGATTTCGAGGCACCGTTTGATTTGCCGGCGTCGTATCGGGTCGAGTTCAAGGATGCGCTGGGTGCGCTGCTCGAGTATTCGGCTCCCGCGGTTGTGACTCTGTCGATGCCTGCTTCGGCTCCTGCTTATGCGGCGTGGTTCCATAATCCTTTGGACCCTGCGTCTTCGGTGCGGGTGGAGTTGCGGGGTCAGAACAACCGCCAGTTGACGCGGCCTGTGGACTATGAGGTGTTCCGTGTCCCGGGCCGGTCGGTTGGTGTGGCGATCTTTGGCGGGTCGCGTCGCGGGTATGAGCGGCTAGTCCTCGACTGCGTCACTATGACGGCTGAGGATGAGGGCCGCTTCGATGCCCTGTTCGGCGGGTATGACGACTTCACGATCCCTATCGTCTGCGTCCGCGCGCACCCTGTCACCCGGCTACCCGCGACACTGTTCGCGCTAGTTGGAGCCCCGTCGAAGGTTCCCCTGGATGGGGTCGATATGGGTGGGCAGCTGTGGTGGGGGCTCGAAGGTGATGAGGTCGCGCCGCCGCCTGAAGCGTTCGTGACCGCTCTGTTGGATTATGCGGCGTTCACCGCGTTCTACAGCTCTTATGCCGAGTTCACCGCCTCGTACGTGGACTATACGACCGCGTCGAGGGACTACACGATCGCAGGAACCGAATGATCCCCGTCAGTAGTGAGCTCGCGTCGATTATTCGTGCGGGCGGGTTTCATCGGGAGTATGTCGCTGACCTGATTGTTGACGGTCAACGTGTGCTTGAGGATGTCCCGTTGGGGTCTTGTGAGCTGAAGTCGGATGGGAACGCGAAGGTCCGCACTCAGGGGCGTGCAGTGTTTGAGTACACGGACGCGTGGGGTGCGTCGATTCTTCCTGAGGATGTGACGTCGTGGTTGACCCCGTATGCGTCGTATTTGAACGTGTCGATGCGGGTTACTGCGGGTGGGGTGTCGGAGAAGGTTCTCCGTGGCGTGTTGAAGATTGTGGCGGTGTCGGATCCTGTGGGGCCGCGGACGGGGTTTCAGCAGCGTCTGATCACTGTCGGGTCTCGTGTTTCGTTGCAGCTCGCGGATGCGTTTTCGACCACTGACCGGGAACGGTTTATTGCCCCGTCGGGGCCGCAGGATCTTTCTTCGACGTGGGCGGAGATCGGCCGGCTGACCGGTTTGCCGCTGCTGCGTAACGTGCCCGATTCGGGTATCACGCGGGCGGTCACGTATCAGGAGAACCGTCTGGATGCGGTGTTCGATCTCGCGGCGATCCTCGGTGGGACACCGTACGTGAACCCTGAGGGGAAGGTCACGATCCAACCCGACGTGTCGGGGGATGCGACCGAGAAGCTGTCGATGGGGCCGGACGGTACGGTGACCAGCGCGACCCCTTCAGATTTGACGGATGAGGGCATCTACAACCAGGTTGTGGTTCGGACGCATGACGATTCCCAGTCGGTGGTGTTGGCGACTGCTGAGGTTGAGAGCGGCCCGCTCCGGTATGGGGGCCCGTTCGGTCGTGTCCCGTTCTTCGCGTCGAGTCAGTATGTGACTTCGGTGGAGCAGGCCCGCCAGTATGCGGTTGAGCAGCTCGCGCGGGTGTCGGCGGTGTCGTCGATGGCGTATTCGATCACGTGTCTCCCTGATCCGCGTCGTGAGGTTGGCGATGTGGTCCCGTTCGAGGTGGACGGCCGCACGCTGGTTGGCCGGATTCAGGAGATCACTTTGGCTGCGGCTGGGCTGATGTCGTTGAAGGTTGCGACCGGTGGCTGACGGGACGACCCGGCGTCTCGCGGAGATCCCGAACGTCACCATCCTGAACGCCCTCTATGTGCAGTCGAACTTTGATGGGACCGCGCAAGTCGATTTCGGGCAGGGTCTTGTCCCGGTCGCGGAGGCTGGCGATTACACGCCGGAGGCGGGGACCGCGATCCGTGTGGTCACGGTGAACGAGCGGACGGTGATCCTCGGTCCTGCTGTCCCTCGCCCGAAGGTTGGGGAGATCACAGCGACGGGGACACCGTTGCTGACGGTCACGACAGAGTCGGGTGAGGAGAGTCTGCCTCTGTTCATCCCGTACACGACTACGGCGCCGCAGGTTGGGGATGTAGGTGATCGACCGTTCCTATTCGAACGGTGTGGTGATGGGGC